GGATAAGCCAGTGTGCCGGAGAAATCTCGCTAAAACGAATGGAAGAATTGGAATGGGATACCATCTTAGTATCTGCACATGTAGGAGCACGAATTGGTGATGGCGGTAACAATCCAACGAACCACTTTGGGTGGCAAGGAAAATTCTATTCCCGGACAGGCAAAGACAAGAGATTCCCGGACTTCCGAACATCGACAGGCTACGGAACGGTGACAGGGTTGTGTGGCGTGAACTGCCGGCACTCTTTCGGGTCCGGTGACGGTGAAAACAATCCGTATGCAGATATTAACCTGTCGAGCGAAGACAATATAAAAGCGGAAGAGCGTGCGAAAAAGCAACGGCTTATGGAAAGACGCATCCGCAACAGCAAGAGAGAGATTCAGAATTTGCAGACTGCTATAGATGCAAGCGGAGACGATAAACTTAAATTCGAATTGCAACAGATGTATGACCGCAAATCAGCGGTACTCAGACGGCAGAATAAGCAATACCGTGAGTTCTGCAAAGATAATGGTCTTAAAGAATATTCGGAACGTCTACGGGTAGCACAGTGGGATAGGTCACAGGCTGTGAAATCAGCAAAAGCAGCACAGAGATATATCAATTCAAAGGAAAAGTGAATATGGAACTAATAACACAGATACTTGCTATATGCGGTGCTATATCTGTTGTCGGAGGTGCTACTGCGGTGATTTCCGGGTGGTACAAATCATGGAAAGCACCAAAAGAAAAACAGGGCAACCGTATAGAACAGATTGAAAAGCGAATAACGAACATTGAAACATCTATCACAGGGATTAATCAGAAACTTGATAACGATTATAAGAACATAAGGAATACGAGGGATGATATGAATCTATTAATGAGAAGTATGTTTAATTTGATCGAAAACAAAATCACAGGGAATAACATTGAGGGTTTAAAAAAAACTCGGGAAGAGCTTGTAAATGCTATGACGGACAAGAAACCAAAGGAATTATGAAAATATACTCTTTTACACGACCAGAACTTGACTATTTTGAGTTAGAATGCAACTTCACATCGGATGAATTAAAACTGTTTCGGCTACGTGCTAAAGCTATGCCTTTAGAGGACTGTGCGGAAGAAATGAATGTGAGTGTGTCTACGGTCAAGAGATTGAGTAGAAGAGTAAATGATAAGATCGAAAGGGTGGTATAGGTATGTGGCTTGAAGATGTAAAACCTTGTAAAGCGCACATCGAAGCAACTGGTCAAGAAGTATCAGGCGTACTTGGGTTTGGCGAAATAAGTTTTAACGCTGGCTGTATTATTGACGAAAAAGGAAGAAAGAAATATAAACGTGGACATATAGCGTATATTCCTGTTTTTGAAACTGCTGAATTTGTAAAACCTTTTGAGCACTTTACAAATGTCCATACAGAAAAAATAGATTTCAAAGCATATTACGGATCAAGTGCTGAAACTAATATATTTTACTTGGTTGGAGTAAAACCAATATCTGAAGAAGAGCACAACAAAATAACAGGTGCAAAGAGGTGATTATATGATACCTAAGATTTTTAAAATAAGCGGATATCTCATAGACCCGACAGGAAGACTTGAGCCACACCACATTAAGGCAAAAATGCTTTACGGCTGTGGATTTCCACTTGTAGGACAACACATTCACGTACAGAAAGCAGAGATTAAGAAGCTGGATGAAAAGCATCCACTCATGAGAGAGAACTGTGATTTGGCAGAATGCGAGAAGTATTTCAATGACGAACCGCAGACAGTGAGCAATAGAAAAGTTGAACCCGGACAGGTGTACAGGCACTTTAAGGGCGAAACAGTAAAAGTCCTGTATATTGCACAGGATAGCGAAATGCCGGGACAGTTCAAGGTAGTTTATGAATGCTCTAATAGCGTGTGGTGCAGACCTTACGGAATGTTTGTTAGCAAAGTAGACAGGAAGAAATACCCGGATGTGAAGCAGAAGTATAGATTTGAGTTAGTGGAGGAATAAATGCAAAAAGTAAATATTCTTGGAACGGAATACGAAATAATTAGAGAAGCGTTTGAAGAAGAAACGATTGATGGTTTTGCGATTACACAGCACATGTAATCAAAGTCAGAAATAATAATGTAAACGAAGTTGGTGATTTTGAAAAGCTTATGAAAAAGCAATTAAGGCATGAAATCATACATGCTTTTCTTGCTGAAAGCGGATTACAGGCAAACTTTGAACATTATAAACAGTTCGGACATGAAGAAACAATCGTTGACTGGTTTGCTATTCAGTTTCCTAAAATTATGAAAACATTTGAAGAAATAGGAGCATTGTAAGAAAAGGAGAATACTATAATGAAAGCAATGTTAAGTCAGCCAATGGCTGGAAAGACGGATGAAGAAATCGTAGCAACAAGAGAGAAAGCAATTAAGGTTCTTGAGGAAAAAGGGTATGAGATTGTAAATACTCTTTTTACAGATGAATGGTACAGTAATGAATCTATGAAAGAACGTGGAGTAGTTCAGATTCCATTATGTTTCCTTGCTAAGTCCTTAGAGAATATGTCTCTGTGCCATGCAGCATACTTCTGCAAAGGTTGGGAGAATGCAAGAGGGTGCAAGATTGAACATGATGCTGCGGTTGCTTACGGACTGGACATTATTTATGAGAAATAAATAATAAGTGATACTTTTTAGAGACTTTAACGAACTGTTAAGGTCTCTTTTTTATGCGTAAAATGAAAGCATAGAGAACAACAAATACTAATTTACAGGAGGTATGAGTATGAATCCATATATGTCATATACACCGTACATGCCACAGGATGCTTATATGCAAGATCAGATGGCATTACGACAACGGATAGACAACTTATCACAGGCTCAACAGCAATACAAGGCACAGCCACAGCCGAATGTAAACTGGATACAGGTAGCTGGAATTGACGGGGCAAGAAATCAGATCGTACAGCCTGGGACAACGGCTTGGATGATGGATAACAATGCACCGTACTTCTACGTGAAATCTGTTGACGGTGTGGGAAGTGTTACGTTTAAAGCTTTTGAATTCCATGAGGTACAGGCGAACAATCCACAACCTGTAGTGGAAAATATGGACGCTAAGTACGTGACAAGAGAAGAATTCAACAAATTACTGGATACATTGAAACCTCAGCCAGAAGAACAGAAAGGGGAGCTGACGCATGAGTAATCCGTTAATGGGAATGATGGGCGGTATGCCGGGTGGCAACAGTCCATTCGGAATGATTCAAAGAATGATGGGGATGATGCAAAATACACAGAATCCCGGAGCAATGTTGCAGAATATGGCGCAGAGAAACCCGAACATTAAAAAGGCTATGGATATGTGCCAAGGAAGAAACCCGAAAGATGTATTTATGGAGATGTGCCAGCAAAATGGCATGAATCCAAACGATATTATTAATAAAATAAAGTGATATCCGGACGGAGTGCACACGTCTTGATAAATAAAAGAAAAGGAGAACCAACATGAACGAGGGATTAAACACACTTAGTGCTGCCGATGTAGCAGCAGTCACAAGAAACAACGATGGTAACATGTGGGGTGACGGTGGATGGTTCTGGATCATCATTCTTGCTTTCCTGTTTTGCGGTAACGGATGGGGAAACAACAAAGGAGCACAGGACGCTTTTGTCTCTGACGAATTCGTGAAAAGAGATATCTTTAATACAAATCAGAATGTGTCTAACACAGCTTGTGAGACACAGAGAGACGTATTAGAGAACCGCTATAACACACAGCTCGGCTTACAGAACTTACAGGCTCAGCAGTCTCAGTGTTGCTGTAACACACAGAAAGAAATCTTACAGAGTAGATATGATGCGGCATTACAGGCACAGAACATGCAGGCACAGATGGCACAGTGTTGCTGTGACATTAAAGAAAGCATCTTAGCAGATGGACAGGCTACACGCCAGTTAATCCAGGATAACACGATTCAGAACTTGAGAGACAAGCTCGCTGATCGTGACAGAGATTTGCAGACAGCATATTGGCAGATTTCACAGGTATCACAGACCAATAACATTATTGATGCGGTGAGACCGACACCAAAACCGGCTTATATGTCTTGCAGTCCATACTTTGCGTATAACGCATATCTACCGGATACGACATGGTATACATCACAGAAATTCAGTCGGAGATTCACGACAAATACAAAAAGAAAATGAAAGGAATCGAGGTGTAATAAATGAGCGAGATCAAAAAGATTTTGGAAGAACAGCTTGAACGTGAGAAAGCATCTGCAAAGAAAGACTTAAATATGTCTAACTTACAGGCAATGTACATGATTACATCTACATTATGTAATATGAAATCTTTGGAATGTGAAAGCGTACCAGGGATGATTGCGGATGCATCGGAAAACCTTATCAAGAAGTACAGTAACGGAAAGTACGACAAAAACATTGATGCACTATATGACCAGTACATTATGGCGAAAGAGATGTATCAGCAGAACGGAGATCAGGCACATAGAGACAAACTGATGGAAAGTGTCGGAAAACTCATGGTAGAAGTTTACGACATGCTTTCCTCTATGGTGATGGATTCAGATTTTGCGGAAGAACGGAAAGAGATTCAAAGGCAAATCAAGAAGCTTGCGGAAATGTAAAAACATGGGTACGGAGTGCTATATATATTAATGTTACGATAT